GTTAGAGTGGACTCAATATCATCCGTTCACAATAACTTCTCGTCCTTCAAACAATTGGGGTGGAGTGAATTATGCCGCACTTAATAAAGATGATGGTAGTAGAGATAGATTTGTTAGTAGGTTCAAAGGGGGTAAATTAGTACAATTCGATTATGATGCTTATCATCCTCGTATTATTGGTAAGATGGTAGGTGAACCGATTCCATTGGATGTGAGTGGACACCAAACCTTAGCAGATATGTATGGAGTACCTTATAATGATTCAAAAGCAATCACATTCCGACAATTGTATGGTGGAGTACAAGAGGAATATCTACATATTCCTTTATTCTCAAAAGTTTCACACAAAATTGATAAAATGTGGATGGAATTTAATCGTAGGGGTTATGTTGAAACTCCATTAGGTAGAAAACTATCAAAATCTAACCTTAGAGATATGAATGCTAACAAATTATTCAACTATATGTTACAAGCTACCGAAACAGAGTTAAATATGAAGATATTAAGTAAAGTAATGGAGTATTTAAAAGAAAAACAATCAAAAATGGTTTTATATACTTATGATTCATATTTATTGGATGTACATCCTTCTGAAAATGAACTTTTAAAAAATTTAAAGATACTTATAGAAGGGAATGGATTTCCTACAAAAATAGAAATCGGAGATAGATATTCTGAAATGAAATCTATTGATTTAGAAATAACGGAACAAATATGAAAAAATTTCTTAACGAATTAGCTAGGTTATGGTGGGTTGAAGTTGGAACGGAACTAAAGAACCCAATATCAGAGAAGTCATTAAACGGATTGAGAGTAATCCTAAAAGAAGAATATGACTTTGATTCAGAAACAATCGAATATATAATAGAATCTGCAGTTAAAACTCCTACTAATTTTCATTTAGGTGGAAATAGAGAATCAGGTATGCAGGTGGGTTCAAATGATACAGCAGTATCGGCACATTTACATAGTGATGAAGATGATGATAAAGATGGTGCTATTGATTACGATGAACCATTAGAAGAGGAAGAAAAAGATGAAGAAGAAGATTCAAAAGATGAAGAAAGACCTGATGGTGGGGATGATAAAGAAAAAGTTATCAAAGACTTATCAAAAAATGCTCTTACTGCTTACGAAAAAGACAAATTAAAAAAAGAAGATGTTTACGTTAAGAATAAGAAATCAGGTTCGGTTTACACAGTAAAGAAAGTAAATCCTGAAACTCATGTAGAACCTTCAAAAGATGATATTGAGAAGGCTAAAGAGGATGATAAATCAGATACAGATGATACACCGAAGGAAGTAAAAGGTATTGAAAACGGAACTTTATCAGATAGTAACGATGAACTTTCAGATGGTGCAATAAAACAAAAAGGTTTAGAAATAGGATATAAAGAAACTGATGATTTTAAACCCGCACCTGGTAATGCTGGTTCAATGTTGGCAGAAATAATGACAGGTGAGGTAGCTTCTATTCTTGAAAATAATCCTAATATGAGTGATGAAGAACTATTTGAAGCCATTTACAACCATGTTAAAGATACTACACTTGGAAAACAAAACGGAGATTATACCAAAAAAACAAATAAAAGTGGTAAGTATGCGGATAAAAATGCTGATTTAATGAAGAAGTGTGAATCCATCGGTAAAGCTGGTAGAGAAAAACATCAAAGAATGAATGAGGGTGTAGATAAATTAGCGAATGATGGTAAGATAACTAAACCAGTAAAAACAAGAAACTTTTATGGTCACAAAGAATCAATAGATAAGCAGGTTCAACTGATTGAAAAAAGTGAAGGGCCTTTTTACACAAATAATGGGGTAGAAGTACCCAAAGATGTACTTATAGATTTAATTAAAAAAAGTGGTGGTGGTGAAAATCCGAGTGATACCTCATCAATTGCTATGGATGAGAATGGTAGAGGGGTTGTAACATTTCATTCAGATAAGTTAAGTACTGCTGATATACAAGCAAACTCAACACCTAATAAAGAAAGTGAAAACGCTAAAGAAATAATTGATAGTTCAGATTTATCAGATGATGATAAAAAGAAATCAAAATCTACAATAGAAAATGGTCAAAAAAAGTTGGCTGAAAAGGAAAGTGAACTAAAAGAGGCGGCTAACGGCCCTTCGAGAGAAATGGCAAATGCTGATTTATCAGAAATTCTTAAAAATGCTAAAAATAATACTAATTCCGATGGTACTCCTAATAAGGATAAAACAAGTACTCGTTTAGGAAAGATTCACGGAACTAGAGAAACTAAAAAAAGAATATTAAAATATTTACCAGATGGAGCATCTTATGATGATGCATCTGAAGAACAAAGATTAAAAGCTTATTTTGATTATATGGGAGATGATAATAAAGAAATAGAACCTACTGGTGACCAAGTAAAATTCTTATATAGAGTGGCAAAACAAAATGGGTATGATATATCATCAACACTTGGAAAAATCAGAGAAGAAAGTTTACAGATACAAAGAGATACACACTCAGAGTTGAATGAACAAAGTGTTACATTACCTAATGGTGATAAGAAACCGATGGGTGATTTTATCGAAGCAAAAAATGTAATGGATAAATTACATATCGGAGTAGTAGATGGTGAAGATGGTAAGGGTGTTGGTAAGTATCCTGGTCTATTTAATCTAAATATGGGTGGAACTGTAGTTGAAGCCGATGAATTGAAAAATTGTTTAAATGTTGATAACTCAGATGATTTTGTAACACATTTTGATGTAGGTGAACCTGGTGATGGAGAAGAAGTAACTAAAAATGTAAAAACAGGTCAAACAACAGGTAGAAATATTTTTGTATATGCTGTTACAAAGGATGGTAAACGAACTCCTCTTGCTGTTAAAACACAAAGAAGTAAACAAGGTGAGGATGGAAAGTTAAGTACAACCTATCAATGGCATAAAGATACACAAAATTGTTTTAAGACGGGAAAACGAAAGTAAATACGGAGAGAATGAGTGAGAACGCAATTATTATGTACTTTTACAACAGAATCTTCGTTTGAAGGTTTATTAACTAAAATATTCGATGGACATGAACTATTCAGCAGAAAGATATTCATACTGAAATTAGAACCATCCAAAGAATTGGTGATTAGTTATAATATCATACCAAACAAAGAACATAGATTCTTACCTAACACCATTATGGTACATAGGAAGAAGGAATCAAACACAATATATACAATCAACGCATTAAATCGTTTGATTAAAGATTTGAATGGTGGAAAAGAAGATAAATCATATCAGGTAAAGTGGAATGATTATCGTAATTCAGTAATCCTAACCGATGGTGAGGGTTATAAGGTAATGACAACAAAATTATTCAGAATAGTTGATGTTAACTAAAAAATTTTAATATTTATAGTATATGAAAGAATGTAATTGTACCGAATGTATTTGTGAATCAAAAGTTGAGTGTGGCTCATCTTGTGGTTCGAACAATCAATGTGATTGTTGCAAATAAATTAAAAAACATTTGGTAGTTTAAAATATTTTTCGTATATTAGTACCATATCAACACATGGGATTAAATAGTGGTGTTGAAATAAAAAGTGAAATATAACTTGGAAGTTTGAAAAAACTTTCGTATATTTGTTTAAATAATAATTAATAATAACTAAAAAAAGGTAAATTATGGCAATTGACTTAAATGCAATCCGAAACCGTTTGGACAGTCTACAAACGAAAACAACAAAGACTGACAATTTGTGGAAACCAAAACCTGGTAAACAACAAGTAAGAATCGTTCCTTACGTTCACAATCCATCAAATCCATTTATCGAACTATTTTTCCACTACAACTTTGGTGGTAAGAATATTCTTTCACCTCAAACACATGGTGAGGCAGACCCATTAGTGGAGTTCGCTGACCAATTGAAATCGACTGGTGATAGAAACGATTGGAATCTTTCAAAACAACTTACTCCGAAAATGAGAACTTATGTTCCTGTTATCGTTAGAGGTGAGGAATCTGAAGGAATCAAATTTTGGGGATTTGGTAAGACTGTGTATCAAGAACTACTTGCTTTCTTCGCAGACCCAGACTATGGTGATTTAACAGACCCAACTAGTGGTAGAGATATTACTGTTGAGTTTAAAACCGCTAAAGAGTTAGGTAAGAACTATCCTGAAACTTATATCAGAGTTAAACCAAACCAAACTCCAATTACAGAAGATAAAAACGTTTTAGAATCTGTAAAAGACCAAATTGAATTACCAGGTATGTTCAAAAAATACTCATATGATGATATGAAAGGTTTATTGGAAACTTGGATGGAACATGGTACTGTTGGTGAGGATAATAAGGAAGAAGAAACTCAACCTACTCAAAACACTACTCAATCAACTTCACAACCACAGGCAGTTGCGAGTAATTCAACAAATTCAGATGTAAAAGATGCATTTGAAGATTTATTCAATAATTAAAATAAGTTATAAATGGCTAAAACAAATCGAGATGAATTATCATCGATTTTAGCTGATAACCTAAACAAAAAGTTCAAAGGACAAGCGAAAGTTGCTTATTTCTTAGATGGCTCCGAACAGACACCCACCGATTTAACAGAGTGGGTGTCAACTGGAGATGATATGTTAGATTTAGCAATATCGAATCGACCAAATGGTGGATTTCCCGTTGGACGAATTGTAGAGGTTACTGGTTTAGAAGCGAGTGGTAAATCTCTGTTATCAGCACATACATTAGCAAACACTCAGAAGAAGGGTGGTTTGGCAGTGTATATTGATACAGAGAACGCAATTAACCAAGAATTCTTAGAAGCATTAGGTGTTGATACTCAGAAGTT